ATTTGGATTAGGATTATTAAGTAGCGGAACTCCAACATCATTTAAGGTATCTGGTTCATTTACATTTAGATTTAAAGATAATAGTGCAAAAATAGATACCGCAACATCATCTTCACAAGCGTTAATCACACAAACTGGTGCTGGTACAACAAGTGGAGTTAGTTTAGCAAAAATCAACACAACCAACCCTGCAGTTATACCTTCAGCATACCAAGATGGAAAATATGCTGCTATATTTTCGCCATCATTATTTAATAATGGTGCAAGTGCATTAAGCTCTAGTGGATATTATCATATATCATCATCTATTCAAATAGCAAGTGGTTCAAGTAATTATACTACTCCAATTGCTAGTAATGCAGAAATATTTTATGCACCATTAACTACTATTTCTACAAATATTCCATCTCAAACCCCCACAACAGGTAGTACAACACCATCTGCTTTAACAGCAGTATCTCGTTCACTATCAGGTGCTCCATATTTGAGTGGTTCAACTTATAACGTTTCAAGTTCGTTTACTAACTTGTTTAACCCATTGTATTATGCTGGAACAGGTATTGCTGCTTTAAGTACTGTTTCAACAGGTATAACTCAAACCTCTGGTATAACTACAGTATCAACAGCAGGAGGTACAATCCAAACTGCAGGTGCTGTATTTGATTCTACTGGTATAACAGTTAGAGCTACATCAACTATACCATTTGAAACTGATATAGTTAAATTAAACGGATTATATACTTTTAGTTCAGCTAATATTACAAATATTGGTCAAACCTCATTTACACCAACAACATTTACTGTAAGTATAGCTGGTGTTAACAAAGCAGCTTCAACTTCAACTTATTCAAGTGTTTCTAACTATCATACAGCAGGAACATTTGGACAACCGGTATCAAGTGGTTCTTTAGCTTACTATACAAGAACACAAGGTACTGATTCAGGTACTGTTACTAATGAACCATTTACAGGTGAAAGTAATCGTATAGTATTAAATGATAATATTTTATCATTTACTGGTACTGCTTGGACAACAACATTTGGATTATATACTCTAGGAGCTACTGATTTACAAGTTAAACCTGGATATTTAGTTAAACCAGGAGGAACTTATGGATATTGGTTAGCAAATCCCTCATCAGCAAGTGATTATAAATATTATGTTAGAAAATTCACCACAGATAGTACTACAAAAACATCAATGACATTAAATGCTGGGGTAGCATTAGCTGATTGGCAAACATCCGGTTCAAATGCAGTTGCTGCTTTAATATTATTTGAATCATCAAACAATACGATATATACACCATCAAGATTTTATGATCCAACTAAAACTACCTCAAACTTTGTTGGAAATATAACAGCTAATACTGATGGACAAAATCCATTTGGTAGCCAAATAGCATTATATGGTAATACAGGTGGAAGCTTAGCATCAACAACATATACAATCCCAATTAGGAATGCGGATGGTATGATTTTAGATTCAACATATAATGACATTTATGTAATAATAAGATATAAAGGTGATCCAACACCTATAACAGCAATAACAATAGCATTTAGTTAACAGAATAAAAAATGGCAATAGACAGTACCAAAAAATCCTCAAGATTCCTCCAAGGGAGAAGGTATACACATGATACCTTTACTGACGCACAGGAAGCATTTACATCCGTATTAGATATTAATGCTAATGAGATTTATACTGATCAAGCTTTAATACCATCTTCAAGTTTACCATTTAGTGGCAGTGCACAAAGTGGTTCAATATATTCTGTTGGCGGACAAAATGTAATGAAATATTGGTATCGTCAAAAGATGACCAAATCAAACTTAAACAATGAGGTTTGGTTTTTTTTAAATCCAACAGGCTCAGTATCAGGTATAGGAGCTCAATTAATTGATACAAATCAACAAGTTAATTTTTTATCCCCAAAATATTCAGTTTCATCATTATCTAATGCTAATACAGAGGATACACCTCCTGGATATGGTGTAAAAGTATTAGTTGATGCCACTCAACAATCTACTAACAACTATGCTTTTGATTATAAAACGGGTGTTTTAGAATTTAGCTCATCAGCAGTTGCACCTACAGAGGGTCAACTTGTTTATATTACTGCATATCAATATGTTGGTAGAACATTATCCAATTATACTTCAAGTTTAGCAACGAGTGCTTCATATGCATTAACAGCTTCTTATGCACTATTTGCTGCAAATGGTGGAGGTAGTAGCAATACTAACCAAATAGCAACAGGTAGTATTACAGCTAGTGTTGATATAAGTCCCAATAATTTATTCTTAATAAAATCAGGTAGTAATGTATATTTTAATATATCTTCTAGTAGTAATATTACTTTAAGTAGTAATTTATTTATAATTAAAAATTTTACTACTCAACAACCTGTTTTAACTGTATCTCAAAGCGGAATCGTAACATTAGCAACTCAATCTATAGACCCTACTGGTATAGCACCAAATGGAGCAATATATTTTACATCATCTTCACTTTTCCTTGGACTAGACTAAAAAAACATATATTTATAATAAAACATAATAAAATAAAAAAATAAACATGGCAACTTGGAGAAAAGTAATAGTATCAGGTTCAAACGCAGAATTAAATCAAATCACAGCTAGTGGTGGAATTAATGCTACATTACCTAATACACAACAAGCTAATTTTGTAACATTCAACACTACAACAGGTCAATTCGGATATTTTAACACTGGTTCTCTTACAGCCACAACTGCCTCTTATATTACTTCTTCAGGAGTTAATGGTCCATTTGGAGCAAATAGTATTTTAACTGCTTCATATGCTACCACAGCATCATTTGTAACACAAGCTGTAAGTGCTTCATTTGCAACAACTGCATCTTTTGTAACAACAGCTCAAACAGCAAGTTATGTTTTACAAGCTATAAGTGCTTCATTTGCAATAAATGCTACTAATGCTACAAATGCTACTAATGCAACAAATACCGCAGTAACAGACACAACACTTGGTACAGGACCTTATTATGTTACATTTGTTGATGCTACAACAGGTAATGTAGCCCAAAGAATTGATCCAACCGGATTGACTTATAGTGCTACAACAAATATATTAACTACAACAGCTTCATTGGCTACATCTGCTTCATATGCTTTAAGTTCAAGTTTTGCTTCAACAGCTCAAACAGCTAATACAGCTTCTTATGTTGCAACAGCTCAAACTGCATCTTATGTAAACGGAACTATATTTACAAGCGCTAACCCAGCAACATCTGCTTCATATGCTGCTTCTACTAATAATATTACTAATGCTATTAACAATAATACCAATAACAGAGTATTAACAGCAACAGGTACTGGTACAATTGATGGTGAGAATAACTTATTATTTGATGGTACTACATTAACCGTAACTGGTAATGCTACTATTACAAATAATTTAATAGTACAAGGAACAGCATCTTTTCAAAACACAACTAACTTAGAGGTAGCAGATAGATTTGTATTATTTGCTTCTGGTTCACAATCACCAACAGATGGTGGTATTGTTGTTCAACAAGGTACTCAAAATGTAGGTGAATTATATGGATATGATAGTGGTGCTAATCGTTGGGCATTTACCTCAAGTTTTTCAGCATCTCTATCTGCATTTACACCTGCAGCATATATTACTACTACAGAATTTGCTGCCGCAAATCCAACAACTGCTCCAACTTATGGTAGCTCTTCATTTGGATTTGGTAATATTTATGTTAACACAGGTACAGGAGATATTTTTATTTATTCTTAATAAAATAGGGTAAGCGTAATGCTTACCCATTAATTTTTAAAATCAATGTTATGAGTATTCTAGACAGAATCAAACCAAAACCAATAATCCCTGAATTGGCTTTAAATCAATTATCTATTCAAGAAATAGAAGTTTTACTTTCTATGATAAAACGATCAAATTTCCTTGGAGAAGACATAGAGCATTTATATAATTTAATCGTTAAGCTGCAAAATCAATATACAGAACAAACCCAATAATTAAGTTATGAATTTATTTTCTTTAGATTTTACCCATAGTGAATTAAATTTTTTACGTCAAGCATTAGAAACAGTAAATATTCAAGGTAAAGATGCTAAATTTTGTGCTAATCTTCAATTAAAACTTGAACACGAGTTAGAAGAAATTACTCGAATGATTAAGGAAGAAGAACAAAACAAAAACGTAACTCTTCAACAAATTCTAGAAACTGAAGAAGTTAAATTAACTAGAAAAAAATAATAATATATTTATAATTGTATTATAGGCCTGAAAAGGAAGTGGACACAGCATATTCTGTGTAACCAACCGTAATAAATTTATTAAATGCCAAACTGGAATAAAGTAGTTGTATCAGGCTCAAATGCCTCACTAAATTCACTTACCGTATCAAACGGTGTAACTGGTTCACTTTTAGGAACAGCTTCATATGCAACACAAGCATTAAGTGCTTCATGGGCACCTAGTGCAGGTGGGGGATCATCTTTTCCATTCACCGGATCCGCTCAAATAACAGGATCTTTAGGTGTAACAGGCTCAATTAACAATTTACTTATAAGCACAGGTGGAGGAAACGTTCCCACAAATATTTCAATTGGTTCAACAACAAATTTTAGCTCCTCTGCAACAGGATGCAATAATATAGCAATAGGAAATTATACTTTACGCTGCAATACATCAGGATCCAACAATACAGCACTAGGACCAAGTACTTTACAATGCAATACATCAGGATCATTCAATGTAGCGATAGGAAATGCTGCTTTACTCAATAACCTATCAGGATCTAATAATACAGCAATAGGAAATCAAACTTTATTCTTTAACACATCCGGATCAAATAACATAGCACTTGGTCAATCCTCAGGATTAAATTTTGTCGGCAATTCCTCAAACAATATAGCAATTGGGCTTTTTGCTGGTCCTTCAACATTAACTCAAGAAAGCAATAAATTATATATAGCCTCTGGCTCCGGCACACCATTAATAAAAGGTGATTTTGCTGCAAAAACAGTAAATATTTCTGGATCTTTAGGTGTAACAGGTTCAATTAACAATTTACTTATAAGCACAGGTGGAGGAAACGTTCCCACAAATATTTCAATTGGTTCAACAACAAATTTTAGCTCCTCTAATACAGGATGCAATAATACAGCAATAGGAAATCGTGCTTTATGCCTTAATACAACAGGAAACTATAATACAGCAATAGGATTATATACTTTACGAGCTAATACAATAGGAAACGATAATACATCAATAGGAAGACTTGCTTTACGATATAATACAACAGGATGCCGGAATACAGCAATAGGTAATCGTGCTTTATGCGCTAACACAACAGGATGCGCTAATACAGCAATAGGACAATATGCTTTAAAAGGTAATACAACAGGAAACGCTAATATAGCAATAGGTTTTAAAGCTTTACAATTAAATACAACAGCAGCTAACAATACAGCAATAGGAGATTGTACTTTATACTCTAACACAATAGGATGTAATAATACAGCAATAGGATCTAATGCTTTATACTTTAATTCAGTAGGAAACTTTAATACAGCAATAGGACTTTGTACTTTAAGAACTAATACATCCGGATCCAATAACACAGCAATAGGATCTAATGCTTTATATGCTAACACAACAGGAGCATACAATACAGCAATAGGAAATAGTGCTTTACGCTGTAATACAACAGGATGTAATAACACAGCAATAGGACTTTTTGCTTTACGAGTTAATACAACAGGAGAAGATAATACAGCAATAGGAAATGGTGCTTTAACTACTAATACAACAGGATGTAATAATACTGCAATAGGAAAACTTGCTTTACGATTTAATACAACAGGAAACAATAATACCGCAATAGGAATTTCTACTTTAGAAAATAACACAACAGGAAATAACAATACAGCAATAGGATTATGTACTTTAAGAGCTAATACATCCGGATCTAGCAATGTAGCAATAGGATCTAAGGCTTTATTTTCTAATTCAGTAGGAACCAACAACACAGCAATAGGATGTTATGCTTTATGTACTAATACATCCGGATCTAACAACACAGCAATAGGACAATATGCTTTACGAGTTAATACAACAGGATTCAATAATACAGCAATAGGACAATGTGCTTTACAAGCTAATACAACAGCATGCCATAACACAGCAATAGGTTACCGTGCTTTATGCGCTAATACAACAGGAAACTACAATACAGCAATAGGACGCGATGCTTTACGCAATAACACAACAGGAACCAACAATACAGCAATAGGACAGATTGCTTTACACAATAATACATCAGGATGTTACAATATAGCAATAGGTCAACGTGCTTTATGCTCTAACACAACAAGTAAATATAACGCAGCAATAGGACGTTATGCTTTAAAAGATAATACAACAGGAAACTCTAATACAGCAATAGGTTACAGTGCTTTAAAATCAAATTCAGTAGGACAATTTAATACAGCAATAGGATATCAAGCTTTATGCACTAATACATCTGGATCCAATAATACAGCAATAGGTCAATGTGCTTTACGAGCTAATACAACAGGTTGTGACAATCAAGCAATAGGTCGTCAAGCTTTATGCGCTAACACAACAGGAAACGCTAATACAGCAATAGGTTATGGTGCTTTAAAAGTTAACACATCAGGACGCTACAATTTAGCAATAGGCCGTCAAGTTTTATTTAGTAATTCATCAGGATACAATAATATAGGATTAGGATTATTTGCTTTACTTAATAACTCCTCAGGATGTAACAATATAGCAATAGGACGTGATACTTTAGTAAATAACACATTTGGAAACTTTAACATAGCAATCGGATGTCAAGCTTTATGTAAAAATACAACAGGACTTCACAATACAGCAATAGGAAATTGTGCATTATTTAATAATACAACAGCATGCTTTAATACCGCAATAGGATCTGGCTCTTTACAATCCAATACAATAGGATGCAATAATACAGCAATAGGAAATAGTGCTTTAGGTTCTAATTCAGTAGGAAACTTTAACACAGCAATTGGACTTGAAGCTTTATGTACCAACACATCCGGATCTAATAATATAGCGATAGGTCAATGTGCTTTAAAATGCAATACAACAGGAAACTATAACACAGCAATAGGATTTAGTGCTTTATGTGCTAACACAACAGGACGCGCTAACGTAGCATTAGGACAGAGTGCTTTACAAGCTAATACATTTGGTTTATATAATACAGCAATAGGAAGACAAGCTTTACAAATTAATTCATCTGGATGTTATAACGCAGCAATAGGATTTAATGCTTTAGTTTTTAATACAACAGGATGTAATAATATAGCAAATGGACGTGCTGCTTTATGTTGTAACACAGTAGGATGTAACAATATAGCCTTTGGCCAAAATGCGGGATCAAATTTTTCCGGAAGTTCCTCAAACAATATAGCAATTGGATATGGAGCTGGTCCTTCAACATTAACCAACGAAAGCAATAAACTATATATTGCCTCTGGCTCCGGTACACCACTGATAAAAGGTGATTTTGCTGCAAAAACAGTAGATATTTCCGGTTCTTTAACAGCAACATCATTTACGGGTTCACTTTTAGGAACTTCCTCTCCTGCGGGCTCAACTACTGAAATACAATACAATAATGCAGGAGTATTAGCCGGTGTACCAAATTTAACATGGAATGGTACTACATTAAATGCAACAGGGTCATTTTCTGGATCGTTTGCTGGAGTGTACATTCCCATAACAGTTACTGCTATCGACACAATTCCTGGCAACTATTTCATAACAAACCCAGGTACATATATTGTTCAATATGCTGACCCAACGTTTACATATGCAATGGTTTTACCTGATCCTAGATACCAACCTATAGGATCTGAAATTAAAATTGTAAATATGGATGGTGCTAATAATTTAACATTTTCCAGCCCATTTCCATATGATTTAGCAGGCAGTACTATTGGTTCATTAGGTCCGCAACTCTCATTAAAACTTGTTTGTTTTAGTATAGATGGAACTACTGCCAATAACGAATGGTATTCGATATAATTCCAACAAATTAAACTAGGATATTCACCATAATTATTATTAATTCAGATGCTACATATGCCAGATATTACGGTACTACTTATTCACCGGAAGATGCACTCGGAAATGCAATTGCAGTAATTGGATCAGGTACCGTAGACACTTTTGTAAATATGGAAGGAATATGGATAAGAACCGCTAGACGACCATAAACAAATTTAATATATATAACCACAAACAAAATAAACAAACTATGCCAATTATTCAAGAAGTTACAGAACAAAAGTTTTTAACAGAAGAAGAAAAAACTACATTAAAAGACATTCAAACTAAATCTCAATCTTTAGTAGTAGAGTTAGGTGAAATTTCAATGATTAAAATTCAAATTGAAAATAGATATGAATCAGCAAAATCATACCTAACAGAGATATCAAATCAAGAAAAAGAATTCACCAAAACTTTATTTGATAAATATGGAAAATTCAGTCTTGACCCAGAAACAGGCGAAATTATTAAATTAAATTAATATATTCAAATTTTTGCCATATTTATAATAAAAATAATTTATAACAAATGGTGGAAACAATCGTATCACCTGGTGTATTAGCTATAGAAAATGATCAATCATTTATAACCCAACAACCTATACAAGCTGGTGCCGCTATTATAGGCCCAACACCAAAAGGTAAAGTTGGTATCCCTGTTTTATGTACTACTTATAGTGATTATCTAAATAAATTTGGCTCTACATTTTTAAGCGGTAGTCAAACTTACACATATTTTACCTCTATTGCAGCATATAACTATTTTAATAGTGGAGGAAATACATTACTAGTAACACGTGTAGTAAGTGGAAGTACAACTACAGATTGGACACCTGCTACAGCATCAATTTTTTCATCAACAGCATTAACAATTCCCTCATCATCAGTAAATTTAACCTATCTTTATAATAGTTTAATTAGTTATGGTTCACAATCTTTAAATATAAATGGAATTAATTTATATTATACTGGATCAACACCACCACCTAATACTCCCACTACTATATATATTAATACGGGTTCATGGGGTAGTGCTGCAATAGATGATTATATAAATAATACTATATCAGTTTTAAATGTTAGTAAATCGATATCTCCTTATAATACATCTTTACAATATATTTCCTCAAGTAATTCTAATCCAAGTTTATTATTAACTTCAACTAATCCTAATGGAATAGAGGGAAATTCATATTATTATATATCTGGTTCTACAACAACATATCTTACGGGTGGTACTAATGATATATCATTTACCTTAGAAACTTTATCTGAAGGAATAATGATGAACAGTACGGGTCCTACAGGCTCATATGGGACATTACTAAGTGGTTCAGCAGATAATTTTAGATATCAAATAACATCTAAAAACATAACTGATGGAACATTTTCATTACTTATTAGACAAGGAAATGACTCAGATATTTCTCCTTCAGTTATAGAAAATTGGGGCCCATTATCATTAGATCCATTTGCTCCAAATTATATTGAAAAAGTAATAGGTAATCAAGTTGAAACTATTCGCTCTGATAATGGAGAATACTATATTCAAATGAGTGGAAGTTATTTAAATAATTCAAGATGTATACGAATTAAATCTATTGCTAAACCAACTCCAAATTATTTAGATAATAATGGAGTATACCAACCTCAATTTACCGGATCTATCCCTACTATATTAGATGGAACCTTTGGATCAGCTAAAGGAACTAATATTCCCTCCTCAGCAGGTAATTACTATGAAAATATAACATCAAATAATATTCAAGGTCTTACAGCAAATGCATATACTGAATCTATTTCTTTATTAGCAAATAAAGATGCATATAAATACAATGTATTAGTTGCTCCTGGATTAATAAGTTCTCATGGAGTGCCTTCATCAACTGCTATTACACAAATTCAAACTACAGTACAAGAAAGAGGAGATGCTATAGCTATTATAGATTTGGTTCCATATAATGCTCAAATAGGTACTGTAACTTCAACAGTATCATCATATAATACACCATATGTAGCTACTTATTGGCCTTGGTTAAAAACACTTGACCCTAATACAGCTAATCAAGTGTGGGTTCCCGCTTCAACAATGATTCCTAGTGTATATGCTTTCAACGATAGAGTTGCTGCACCTTGGTTTGCACCAGCTGGTATAAACAGAGGTATTTTACCAACTGTTATTCAAGCTGAACGCATTTTAACTCAAGGAAATAGAGATACTTTATATCAATCAAATGTAAATCCAATATCAACTTTTCCGGGTGCGGGTATTGTAGTATTTGGTCAAAAAACATTACAAAAGAAAAAAAGCGCATTAGATCGTGTAAATGTAAGACGTTTACTAATTGAGTTAAAAAATTATATATCTCAAGTAGCGGATACGTTTGTATTTGAACAAAACGATACAAATACACGAAGTGAATTATTAGCAATAATTAATCCTTATTTATCATCGATTCAACAACAACAAGGTTTAACTAGTTTTAAAGTAATTATGGATGAATCAAATAATCCACCATCTGTTGTAGACCAAAATCAATTAGTTGGGCAAATTTATTTACAACCTACTAGAACAACAGAATTTATCCTTTTAGATTTTAATATACTTCCAACAGGAGCAATTTTCCCTGCTTAAAAATATATTCTTTAAAAAATTTACAATATTTATAATAAAAAATAAACAATGGCAAATTTCACAGTATCCCCAGGTGTAACAACTAATGAATTAGATCAAACATTTTTAACAGGACAACCTGTACAAGCAGGAGCTGCTATTATAGGCCCAACAGTTAAAGGTCCTGTTGAAGTACCAACATTAGTAACTTCATACTCACAATATACATCATTATTTGGAGATTCATTCGTAAGTGGAGGAATAAATTATTCATATTTAACCTCAATTGCAGCATATAATTACTTTAATTATGGAGGATCTTCATTATTGGTAGCTAGAGTAGCAAGTGGAACATATACTTCTGCAACATCTACTTTAATACCAACAGGTTCTGGAACTCCTAATGGAACTTTAGGTTTATCACCATTTGTTTTAGAAACAATTTCCCAAGGAATTACTATGAATAGCACGGGATCAGAAACATCTGGATCTTTAGATAGTGGCTCAAAAGATAACATACGATTTGAAATTACTAATGCAAATACAGGATCAGGTACATTTACTGTATTAATTAGACAAGGAAATGACACACCAAATAGCAAAAATATACTTGAATCATTTACTAATGTTAATCTAGATCCTAACTCAGACCGTTTTATTTCTTCAGTAATTGGTGATCAAAAATTAGCATATAATAACACAAATGTTCAAATGGAATTATCTGGAAGCTATCCAAATATTTCAAGATATGTACGAGTTAAATCTGTTAATTACCCAACTCCAAATTATTTAAATTCAAACGGAACTATTTCAAATCTTTTATATACAGGATCTTTACCAGTAAATGGAAGTGGATCATTTGGCTCAGCTACAGGTACAGTTTCACCAACTATATCCGCATCAATGTATGAATTAATAGGTACAACAACACAAGGATTAGCAGCATCAGATTATGATAAAATGGTTGCTTTATTCGGAAATAAAGAAGCATACCAATTTAATCTACTATTTACCCCAGGTCTATTAAACGACAAACATACCTCAGTAGTATCTACAATTATTTCAAATACTCAAAATAGAGGAGATAATTTATATGTGCTAGATTTAATTGATTTTAGTGGCACAGTTGCATCTACTATAACGCAAGCTCAAACCAGAAATACATCATATGCTGCTTCGTATTGGCCTTGGGTTCGTATAGCTGATCCTGCAACAGGAAAACAAGTATGGGTACCTGCTTCAACAGTAGTTCCTGGAGTATATGCTTTCAATGATAAAGTATCTGCACCTTGGTTTGCACCAGCAGGAATAAATCGTGGTGGATTAACTACAGTATTACAAGCTCAATTTAAATTAACTCAAGCTAATAAAGATTCATTATATAGTAATAACATTAATCCATTATCTACATTAACTAAAAATGGTGTTGTAGTATTTGTACAAAAAACATTACAAAAACAAGCTTCTGCTCTTGATCGTGTAAACGTTTGTAGT